CACCGTATAAATCGAGCGCCTGCTCTTTGAGCTCTGGAAAATCCCATCTACCTCGCTGCGCGTCAAGTAATATGATGGCCTCTCCATCTCCATCCACAGGCTCAAAAATGCCCCAAGTAGTAATGGCAGAATAGTCCGCTCTTTCTGACTGAGAAAAGGCAGTATCGTATGATTGTATGATGTAGGAGCAAGCTGGTGGGCTATCGCTATCCCATACATTCCACCATTCCCTTTTAATAATCGCGCCTTCTTCAGCAGTCGGATTCTGCAAATATTGCGCGTTCCACTTAGCAACAGGAATAGAAGCTTTAACCGCCTCCAACTCCTCTTTCTTCCAATATTCAGGCCATAAAACCTTATCATTTTTCGGGAAAATCGCCGGAAACTCCACGACCTCCCACTGGTCAGCACCACCCTCTGCTTGCTTTTGCAAAACCTTCGCCGTCAAATCGCGGATACTCCACCGCGTCATAACAATGATTATTGAGCCTCCCGGCTGGAGGCGCTGTCGGGGGCCTGAAGTGTACCACTCGTAAATATTATCAAGGGCTGTGGGTGATAACGCATCTTGTTCAGAAACAGGGTCATCAATAATACACAAATCAGCACCACGACCAGCCAACGCGCCACCAACACCCACAGCATAATACTCACCCCCCTTGCTCGTACTCCAACGCCCTGAAGCCTTCGCATCAGACGCCAAAGCTAAGTCAGGAAAAACATCTCTATACACATCACTGTCAATAAGGTTCTTGACCTTACGACCAAAACCCACAGCCAACTCAGCCGTGTGTGTAGCTTGAATAATCTTGGTATCGGGCTTACGGCCCATTAACCATGATGGAAATAAATACGAAGCAAACTCAGACTTAGTGTGTCTGGGCGGCATGTTTACGATTAAACGCTTGATTTTGCCTTCAGCAACCTTCTGAAGCTTATCCGCGTAAATCTTATGATGATTGCCCTCAACAAAAGTAGGCCAAACATTTTTCACAAAAGACATAAAATCGCCCTGCGACTCATCTCTTTTAGATACCTCATCTAAGCGCCCTACTACCTTACTAAGCTCTGCTATTTCATCGTCAGTAAGATACTCAAGAGGTATATCGAATGGTTTGTTCATGGACCCCTATCTTTGATTCCCAAACGTACCCCTAACCGAACCAAGCGCGGTTTGAACGCCCTGCTGAACACCAGCAGCAACAGGATTGTACCGCTCATATTGAGCGGCGACAGGAACGCTTGTAAGCTGCCCACCAGGAACACCACTCTGCATAACACTCAATTGCTGTGGCGATACGCCGCCTAGCGCCAAATCTTGACCCATTTGAGGCAAATTCTGTCCATAATAGCTACTGCCACGGTCAGCCATTCGACCCCTAACCTCTAATTGTGTGCGCTCAAGGTCGCTCATAGTGTCTGGAGTATTAAAGCTAAACAAATCACCCAACATGTCAGAAAAAGAAGGAGTGCTCGCTGCCTCAACAGAGGAAATCCTGTCCCTAATGCTTTGCTGCTGTTGAGGAACTTGCGTTTGCACTTGCTGCTGTTGCATATTAGCCGCTTCTAAAGCCTGACGCGCTTCTGCATCCGCCCTCGCCTGCTGGTTCATCTGATTGGCGATAGCAACATTGTTGTCACCACCCTGCGGAGTTTGATTGGTTATAAAACTCCCAGGAGCTACTGTTGGCGCCACATTGTCGTCACCGCTACTGTCAAAAGGGTTCTCAGAATAAGAGCCACCAGAGAAAGTGCCCCTGCCACTGCCCTCAAATCCCACATCAGGGCCAGCGCCACCAAATGCATCCAAATCGTTAGAGACATTACCGCCTCTAGCAAAATTCTGCACATTAGAACCGCCAAGAAGATTTAAGAAATCATCCGCAGCCGTATTCAGATTAGAAGATATGCCAGGAATTCTACGCAACTGACCATAACCAAAGCCTAGAGAACTGCCGCCAGTAGCCGGAGCGCGAGGCCCTGCATTTACAGGAGCGGGCATCATAGGTGTCGGTGCAGTCTGAGTAGGTGCCGGAGCCGCAGGCTGTAACTTAGCCAACTCTGCCGCAACTAAATCAGCAACAGAAGGTTGCGGGGCCTGAACTGGACGGGGCGCACTGCCACCACCACCACCGCCTGTATTGGCGCCAGGAATGCGGCCTTCTACAGAACCGCGACCAAGCTGGTTAGTTCCGGGAACTCTTGTGGCTACAATTTGACCAGCCCTATCATAAACAGGCTCGTAGCCATTATTCACGATATCATCGTACATATTTGCAGCGTTTCTAGCGCCGAAATTGGTAAATGCGCCAAGAATGCCAGTGCCTTCCTGACCAGCACGTTTTGCTAACTGGTCAAGAGCGCTCATATCTGCGCGTCTGTCATCGCCCGTAATAGTGGTGCGGCGGTTATTGGCGTCAACAATATTCTGCTCTTTTTGCACATCAGTAGGATATTCTCTGCCTGACAGAGTGTCCATCAAAGCGCCCAAGAAGCTCTGGTCTGCGGGTGCGCGAGAACCAGCAGCATCCGTAATTTCTCCAGTGCCAAAGCCAGAGTCAGCTATTCTGTTAGTGGACCCAGCTTCTGTGCGTACAATGCCGTCTGAGGCAGGCACATTAGGAGCTGACGGGAATGAACCCTGCCCCATAGCGCCTAAATTGCCAAGCTGCGGGCCAACACTCGGCGCACCAACAGTAACGCCGATTTGGTCAGCGCCGCCAATTGTGTTGCCTGATATCCCAAGCTCGTCAAGCTCCATCTCCCTGCGCTCATCAGGAGTCATAACAGGAATGTTCGGCGCAACGAAATTGCTGCCGCCTGCGGTAGACGGGCCCGCAGCATCAAGCACAGCCTTCGCATCTCTGCGAGCTTTTATATTTTCCGGCATGGCAATAGGATTAGCAATGTCAACAGTACGCGCATTTGTCGGCGCTAAAGTCGGGTCGCTAAAATCCAAATTAGGCGTATTCGGGCCAAAAGCGTCCAGAGACAATAAATCTGGCGCAGTGGTGTCAATGTCAAAAATTGTATCAACACTGTCGCGGATAGATTTTACATTGTTATTAGCAAACGGCGTCTGAGTCGTGCCCACAACCTGACTCATCGGGCCAAAGCCCTCAGTAATCTCAGGAACGCCACTACGCTTTGTGATATCTCTGGCTAAATCCTCTTGCCTCTGACGGTCTTGCTGTAAAGCGTCAGCCGCCAATAATGTAGATAAAGCATCCTGAGTAGCCGCTCTGTCAGCAGATAATGATGTGTCAACTACAGGGCCAACAGTAAAGCTGTCGCGGCTATCTTCAAAAACATTAAAATTATTATCACCGCCGCCAGAATAATCAAAAGACGCATCGCCCATAGAAGGACCACTGTCTCTGCCAACGCCGGAACTAAAGCCGCCCATGCCTGCTTCGTCATACACAAATGAAGGAACGCCACCAGGACCGGGCTGACCAGTGCCGCCCATCGCGCTCAACGCAGCAGCCTCACCAGGCGTAATGTAAGAAAGCATATGCGGCATACCACCCATCATTGCCTGACGCGGAACCGCACCACCCATCTGCATCTGCATTGGCTGAGGCTGGAAAATGTCCACATTCTGCATCGGAGCAGGCATCGGTAAAGGCGCTTGCATGGGAGAAGGAGCCATAGGAGCAGGCTGCTTAGCCTGCATCCCTGACATAAAGCCCTTAAACTGAGCTCTCATAGATGGGTCACTTTGGAAATTCAAACCTGTGGGATTGGCGGGAGCAGTAGCTGGCTGAGCCATTCCGCCACCCATTAAGTTGTTTTGCATCATTTGCCTGCCTCAAATTAATTTGACACGACAATCATATGCTAAATTCGCCTAGCAGGCAACCGTTGTGAGGCGTTGGCAGTCACACATCCACTCTCTTAGCTTTCCCGGCCTATCCCTACCACCTGACGCTGCGGCGTTCAATAAGTGGCCTCTCGATTTAAAAGGTCTACGAAAAGTACCAACATTTTAAATTTACCGCGTTCAGGCAACCACATCAACCAAGGTTGAAATCTCGTTAACACATTGTGATAAAATTTTTTGCCCCTTCTCATCCAAATTAGAGGTGGGGTAGTTTTGAATTGCAGCCAATAAGCGGTCTATCCGCTCTTTTTGGAAAGGGGTCAGGGTACCTTGGCCTTTGTTTTCAACCACAGGTTTATCTTTACCTGACTTCGCCAACCATCGCACAGCATACTCAAGCGGCAAGTCTATTTTCGTATGACCGCTCTCATAATAACAATACATTCGGTACGAAACACCCAAACTATCCGCTATCTCACGGCGGCTAAGCTCCGCACCCTGACGAAACCGCGTCAAATCATCGGGATTCCAAGAAGAATACTTGCTCTTACCGCGTCCGTTCTGCATCAGAAACCTCCATAACACCGTGCCTAACGCAATCCTCAA